ATGAAAGACCAATCATGTTTTCAGTGCCATCTATATAATTTTGTTTAATCTCATAATCAAACCTAGCCATTCTACGAATACCAATACCAGCTCTATAATCATAAGGATAATATTCTGTAACATCTATAACTTTTGGTATTTCATATAAATTTTCTAGTGTTGGTCTTTCTACAAAATAATTTTTTCTAGTGTTTTCGTATGCATTAGACATATCACCAGCAACATAAACTGTTGAATATTTAAAAACTTCATCATAAATTTTTTTAAATATTTGTGAGTTAATATTTAGTGTAAACAGCACACATAAAATATATATTAATTTTTTCATCTAAAATTTATTTTCAATTAATTTATCTATCTCTTTGTTTATTTTTTCTTTATAATCTTCTGGAAGTTTAAGTGTAATGTTTGCTTCTATTCTAACAATTTCGTTACCCTTATTATAAAGAATTAGTGTGGGTAGAAATTCTATGCTTTCATTAATAAAATATTTTTCATGTTTGTCATTCTCAAAATCAAAGGCATAGGTGTTGTGTTGTCTAAAATCTTTTAACGATACTTGTTCTGCAAACTCGGCAGAAAATACAACAACACTTATGTTATCTTTATAGTTTTGTGCATTAACAGTAAATGCAAACAGGACAATTAACAGGACACATATTTTATTATTTAAGTTCATAAATTCTCTCCTCAATCTTCTCGACTGTTTCTTTTATTTCTCTAACATCTTCTTGAATGTTTTCGACTTGCTGTTGTGTTAAGTCAATTTGTGAACGAATCAATTTGTCTTTGAACTCCGCTTCTTTTTCCGATACAACTGGCGCTGGTAATGACTTAGCTTCTTCAATGTCATTAGCCATTACAAAATACATACTTGCTAAAGATATAGTAAATCCAACAATCAAAGCAATTGTTTTTAAATCTAATTTTAGTTGTGTATTTTCATTAATCTCGTGTGCCATACTAACTTAATAATACTGCAAAATTAATGATTATTTTTTTTATGTAGTTTGCTCGACCCTGTTTGATAATTCTATAATAGCTCGGTAGTATGTATGGTCATCAGCATCTTCTTGTATATAGTTCAAACTTTCTAAAGATGAAGTGTAAACATTAAAATTTTGTGAGCTTAAATCAAAGCCAGAAATAGGTTTCGATATTAATAAATTTAAGCAATCACTTGCAAGTTTATTTGAATCTAAATCTCCACCAATATCACCATCAAATCTTGTTACACATTCAATTCTAGTAATTACATCTGTACAAAATTTACTTGTATTATCATCAACAGCATTTGTGCTTAATGAATATACCCAAATGTATGGTGTGTTTTGATTTGTCCTTACTTTATTTGTAACAGGCACACTTGCACTATGTAAAGTAATATTGCCACTAAGAGCTGCAATAATTTTACCTCTAATATGATACATTGGGTCTTTCATTGAACGCTAATCTTTTTTAATTTTAAATTAATGTCTTTGTTAAAACTTTTAATGCTATCTCTAACTGAGTTATAAAAGTATGGTTGTGGTTTTTGCTTAAAAGTACCAAACTCAACATAACCAGCATAATCCATACCAGCATCTACAAAAACACTAAATACTTCACCACCTATTTTATCACCACCAACAGTAATTGATTGCCTAAGCGCACCAGTATCAACAGGCACTCTATTTTTAGCCAAAAAAACTATGTTACTTGCAGTATCTTGTGCAGCTTTTAGAAAATCTTTTTTTGCAAATTTTTTAAGTATTGACATGGTTCTATTAAACTTTCTTATATCTCTTTTATCAACATTTACATTAAACTCTGCCATTACGATACTCTTGTGCCTTTTATTGTGATATATTTATCAATGTCGCTTTCATAAACATCATTGATTCTAAAACTTGCAGAGCCATCAATTTTAAATGTTAATTCTGCATTATCTACAAGTGAGAATGATTTTTTTCTAACTATAACTTCAACCTCATTTTTTCTTTGTCTTTGTCCACTTTCATTTACATATTCACCTGATTGTGGGATAGCATAACCCCATATAGTATTTACAAGAGTTTCAGCGCCAGATGCAACAAAACCACCATATGAATCTGTTGATTCGGTAAACTTATAGAAAGCAATCCTATTTGACAAATTACCAGGATTCATTATATGTACATATTTTTATATGAGTTCAATATATCTCTAGTATCTGTTGGCACTAAATTATGTGTCTTACCTTCTACAAAATCGTTTCTGTTTTCATAATATGTAGCGGCTAATTGTTTTATTGCCTGTCTAAGTAAATAATTGTCAAGACCAGCTGTTACATATCTTATTTTAATTTTTTCGGCTGGACCATCCAAATCAATACTTTCATTGTTAAGTCCCAACATTGTATAGTCAGTATTTGCAATACCATCAATATGAACACTGGTGATACTTGCAACAGGTCCAAAAGGAATGTCAAATACACCAGTCAAACTCTTAGGAACATAATATGTTCTATCCTTAGCAACAATATCTCTTGAAATATAATTTTCACACCATAATCTAGCTTGTGTCAAAATCAAAGCTATTAAGGTGTCATCAGCACTTGTGTCTATTCGTGCATAATTTTTAAAATCTGATGATGCAACTATTTCTGACCCTGTTGTAGAATTGATTTTTATTTCTCTCATTATTTACTTTCTTTAGAATCAACCTTTAATTCTTTGGTTTCTTTTTTTATTTTATGTTCTTTTTTATGTACTGGCTCACCCCATTTTCTTTTTATCCATTTGGGTGCATTCGATTCAGGAATGTCTATAACAGACCCAGCTTCTATTTCTTTGCCATCTTTCATCATTGGCGTTAATAATTTTATTTTCATAATAACAATTTTATGTAAAGATAAAAAAAAAGTGCCACAAAGATTTTACTTCATGACACTTCAAACTATTTATGAAATCAATGCAAAGTTATTAAAATTATATTTATACTTACCATCACTACTTAACTTGAATGTTCGCTGACCTGTATTTTTTATAATAAAAAAACCATTATCAAGTTCATACCATAAAGCAAAGTAATCGACATTGCATAATCTATATTCTGGCTTTCCCTTTCTTTTTAATGTTATCTGCATACTATCTCCATGCATATATCTGTCTTTGCCAACAAACTTTATTTGAACCTTCCATAGCTTACCATTTTTTTCTAATATACAATCATATTTACTTGAATCTAACAAAGGAACAGACACATTGAATCCATGCAACATAGCTGTCGTTGCAAAATGATATTCAGCAAAACAACCTTTTTGGTTTTGGTTCACTGTTATAATATACAAAAAAAAAAGTGGGTGCTTTTAACACCCACTTACCCAAAAATAAAAACACTATGAAAAACTATCTCACTTCACCGCCATTTTTTTTCAAGTTAATATTTATTTTCCAAACTAAAAACCTATTAGCTCTATCTTCTTTAGAAATTTCATGCCAATCTTCTGCCATAGATGGATGATTTATTTTTCTTAGCTGTCGCCTTCTTTTTATATTGTGATTAAATGTTTCTCTTGCTGCCATAATTATAAATTACCTAAATGATTATCTAACACAATAGTTTCAAGCTCATCATAATGAGGTTCCATCAATCTAGTAATGTTAATAGTGTCAATATAAATTGCATATATTTCAACATCATTCAATTGTCCAGTACCAGAAAAATAATCTATTTCTGATTCTATAAATTTATATTCAACAACAATATTTATGTCATTAAATTCTAAGTCCTGTATGTGTTTATTAATAGTCATATTGTTTTATATTAATTCTAAGCAATGCTTATGTATTTCTCTTTTTTCTAAATGAGGAATATTAAGCCCTGATAGATAATCAAATTTATCTACTATTGAAAGAGCATAACCATTAGCATAGTGATTGTATTCGCCTTTATCATTATGTATCTGATAATTTCCTTCCGCAACTTCTGTAAGAAAATCTCTAACTTGAAAAATCTCTAAAACTATTTCTGCATCTTGACTTGTTACTATTTTTCGCTTGTCAATTTTATTATTTGTAATGTATTTATTGAAAATTTCTAATATTTAAATTATGTAGCAATATTGCTTTTTTTAATTATAATCAAATATACAAATATTTTTTTAAATACAAAATATATTTTACATTTATTTTAGTTTACCCCATAAAAAAAGGGGTGAAAACACCCCTCTTTACATTTAAAACTTAATTAAATCAACCGATTATGGTGTCTCTAATGCAGTTTTACCACTACTAAATAAACCATCAATAATACCTAATGGTAAATAAGTAGCTAGTGCCAATCTTTCTTGGCATCTTACAGTAACAAAACCATCTCTGATGTTTGTGCCATCTTCTCTATGGAAAGAAACCGATAGGTTTTCTCTAATCCATAACTGACAAGCAGCACTGAAATCACCAACTAAATAGCTGTCAGCATTTACCTCATTGTTCATGATAACAGGCACACCCATAAATGATGGTTGTAGTCCCTGATATACTTGGTCTTTAAGGTATCTTGACTGGCTATCTTTTAATAATAGTATCTTATGAAAATCTGTTGGATTCATTAAGATAAAATTAGGTTTGTAGTTCGATAGTGCTAACTGATTAATTGCAGCAACTAATACATCAAACTCATTTGCATTATCTACACTTTGGTAGAATGCACCTGATGCAGATGTATCAAAGTTAGTACCTGAGTTATATAAACCTAGTAGATTTGGTGCAACACCATTACCGCCTAGAATTTGGTCATCCTCAACTTCTAACAATTTAGCTGGTACTCTGTTTGAAATATAGCTTGTTAATTGTGGAGTATCGTTTAACATTTCTTCTGAAATTCTTAGATATGTTCCGATTTTCTCTACATTAACAGAACTAGCTGTCATATCGAAATCTGTTTGAGATAGCGTTGAGCCTTCATTTGCAGCAGCAGCACCATTAGAATATCCTGATTCTTTAACAAATCTAACAACATCACTTTGAGTAGAACCATTAGGAATGATTTGTCTCATGTTTTGTGGTCTGTTAGGGTCAAAGAAATATCCAGGAACTCTATCAGCTGGAATTACTTCACCAGTAAAATCTGCGCCAGTAGTCATATCCGCTTTAATCTCAAATGCAGCAGCACTTGTATTACCCTTTCTTAACGAATCAATTGCACCTTCGCTAATTGCTTTTGTTAAGTTGGTTTTGAAATCTTTAGATTCATTCTTTTTTTCAAACATTTTTTTGTTCTCAACTTCAAATGAATCAAATCTTTCGTTAAATTTTTTAGTCAGGTTATCAATCTCGCTTTTAAGAGATTCATCTGCCTTCCCATTAGCACTTTCTAGTGCCTGTCCAGTAGCTTTCTCAATCTTTTCATCTATGATGTTACCTAATTGGTCAAGCTGATTTTTAACATTTTCTTCCATTTTTTATAAAAGTTATTTTAAGTTATTCAACAAATAATTATAAACATCAAACTCTTGCTTTTCTTCGACTGGCTCAGTAATTTCTTCAATTGGCTGAGTAGCATTGATGAATAAAGATTTAAGTTTGTATAGTTCAGATTCTATGGCATAACCCATTTCATCTGATATATTCCCTTTACGAATTAATTTACAAAGGTTGTCATATCTTTTGTATATATCTTCGATATTTTGTGAACCTTTGACATCCATTATTTTTGCTTGGTCATTAGCCGCTAATGTAACAGCACTAACTTCAAACAATTTGACTTCTTTTATCTCACGATAATCACCTTTGTCCTCTTTTACAATTGGTAATATACCAACTGAATTTTCTGTAATGACACCAGCTTTCATCAATTCAATAACATCTTTGCCTAATGATGTCTTTGGTATCTCTGCAATAAACATAAGACCTTTTTCATCTTCGTATAACTCTTGCATTTTACCAATAGGTTGCATCATATTGTGTTGATATAAATACTTAACTCTATAACCATTTTCGGTTATTGTCTTTTGATATGCACCTTTCCTGATAATATCACCATCAGAATCTTTGTTGTCAAAGTATGAACCATAACCTTTTACAATAGAATTTTTTTCATCATAATCAGAAAGTTCACCCATAGGTGCTGCTTTGTAAATAAAACTCATAACTAAAATTTTTGTAAAATTACAAAATTTAAATTATCCAAATAATGATGTGTCTGTATCTTCTGGGAAATAAAATATTGAGCAACGACAATTGACTACATTTCTTGCAGAACCTTCACCTGGTCTAGGCATATACTCACCGCCAACTATAAAATTATCTTTTGCATTTACAACTTGACCATTAGCTGCGCCATGCCAACTTCTTTCTCTGCCATCCATAGAAGTCATCCATTGCTTTTTTAAATTTCTGCCCTGATAGATTTGGAATGCACTTACTTCTAATGCATAATTTGCAGCTCTTGTTGATTCAGTTCTAACTAATCTTAGTGCCTGGAATCTAGAATATTTA